GGTGTTCCGTTATTTGCATCTTCAAACGGTTCAAATCCCATATCTGTAAGTGCACCGGTGCTATCTGTGATTCTAAAATCACCGCCCTGTGCATGTTGAATTAACACTCTGTTTTGTGAGTCAACTGATGCAGTAATGTTTTGGAATCCTGCACTGTTGATTGCACCTGCTACAGTATCCGCATCTGCTGCTGCGCCTGCTGCCGTAAAGTTTACCGTTACAGCACTTTCTAGATCTGCACTTCCTGCGTCTGATTCTTGAATAACAAAGCTATTAGCACCTGCTGTAATTTGATCTGTAATTCTATTACTTGTAATTACAGTTGGTCCTACTGATTCTCTACGGAAAATTTTAAATGTTGCAACAGGATCAGTATCTTCTGCAATATTTGTTTGTACATACAATGCACCTACAGGAAGATTAGCACCGCCACCAGTTCTATCTAGGTTAAACAGTGCGTTGTGGTTAGTAGGATACAATGGTGCTTCTACGTTGTCCCATAGTTGTGTAGCATCGTTCCAAATTTTTACTCTCCAACGTGCACCTGCGTTTGGTTCTGTTGTCTTAACCCAAACAGATCCAGTTGGACGTGGAGTTGTGTCTGCAATTTTCCACTCTGGAACTACAGTATGTCTACTGATTTGAATTTGTGGAGCAGCATATGTTCCTGCTGTAATACCAACTTCTGCTGCAAGGCCGCCTGAATCAACTACAGCAATTGTATCTGTGCTGGAACCATCGTTAAAGATAGTTAGTCTTCCGTCAACTACTTCTGCTGTAATACCATCTGCACCCATGTTGGTTGTAATATCTTGTGCTGTAGCTGTTACACTTGCACCGCCTGTGATAGTTACACCATTTAGTGTCATTGTATTACTTGCGGTAACACTTGGATTTGATTCTGTGCCTGTAATTGTAGCCCAAGAACCTTTCCATGCACTACTTCCAACTTCTACCCATGTACCGTCTGTATTTTTGTACCAAAGTCTATTAGTAGTTGATACAGCAACTAAGGCATAGCTACCTATGGCACCTACAGAAGCTTTTGGTGCTCCTGGTGAACTCAAAGAACCTGTAACTTGGCTGACATCTGTAATTACTAGAGGTACTTTGTTTGTAAATGTTTGTCCGTTTTCTACAGTAACAGCATTACCATTCCACTCTTGGATACCAAATTGCGAAATCTGTGTATCGAACCAATATGTGCCAGCTGCTGGATTTGCTGCTGGAGCAGTTGCAGAAGGTTCAATTTCTGATAGGTCAATATCTGCTCTTACAACCCATGCTCTGTTGCTTACTCCTAGGAATGAATAAGCCGCTTGTAGGCCGTATTCATTTAGTTCTCCGCCGTGGATTGGATTGTTGTTATTGTCTGTATAAAATGCTGGATCGCCAAAGGTATCTACAAGATCTCTCTGCGATGTTAACAAATATGGTCTACCTGCGTTTGCTGCAAGTGTACCTTGTGCAATTCCAGTGCCTGATCCATTAGTTTTGTTTGCACTAGAAGCAACGAAAATCATTGGGGTTGTACCCGGTTCTGCTGGGGTGTAGAAACTTTCGTCTATTACGCTTACTTCTACGCCTGGTGATGTCAATGCCATTATTGTTCTCCTGTTGGAAATAATTTATTATATGTATTTAGCATCGCATCTGAAAAATATACGCTTAATAGCGTCTAAAAAGGGGCGATAAAGGGCAGCTAAATACACATATGCGTCCATTATGTGTTTGCGGACATAGACCTGCCGCAGTAAATTATAAAAAGGACGGTAAAACCTATTACCGTAAGAAATGCGAAACCTGTACCAAGCATGGTGGTACAGCGCACGGCATTCCCAAATGGAAACAGGCAGGTTATGTAAAAAAGGATACCTGTGAAAAGTGTGGGTACAAAAGCATACACTTAGAGCAATTTAACGTATTCCACATAGACGGAGATCTTAACAACTGTAGGCACACCAATCTAAAGACTATATGCGCAAACTGCCAACGTATTCTTCAGAAGGAAGGCGTTCGTTGGAAACAAGGCGACCTTGTGCCTGATTTTTAAATATAGTACGCATAAGAATATCTACATTTTTTTGCAGTCTTGCTAGGTCACCATTGTTATCAATTGTATAATCACACATCCACTGTTGAATGCTCATTGAACTAGGATCCTCTAAGGGCAAATGATCTGCACGATCTACCCAAATAGCATAATCAAAAATTTCTTCATTCTGCATTGCAAAGAACTCACGCTTGTTGCGCAGACCACAGTAGATATCATGATTAGCAAAAAGGTTGCGTCCTAGTTTAGCAAGGTCGTCGCTACAGTAATCATGAATCATATTATACCATTCAGTACGATGATTGTGACGGTCTGCGTAACACGCTTCTTCGTCTGCGTAGCCATATTTGTCCTTAAGCTTGTCAAAGATAAAAAGTTTACTACAAAATCTTGAGCTAGATTCAAATGTGTATCCATATGCTTCTAACATTTCACAAACAGTATCTTTGCCGTGACGGCCGTGTCCAACAACTAATAATTTAGGTAACATAGATATCTCCAATATTATCTAATTATACGATGTTAGACGGAGTTTGTCAAGAGTTTTTTAGCCAATCGTAAAGCCGTAACCTGTGCCGCCCGGTACTGCCATAGATACTTCGTTTTCAAGCTTTTCCATTTCTGACTGTGCTTCTGCTTTGAGTGTGTCACCGTTAAGTGTTGATCCGCCCTGTGGACCTGCGATTGTAGCAAATTTGCTTCGTGCTTCTCCTAGCATGTATTTGCAGCTTGCAAGGGTATAATCTTTGAGCCATTGTTTTGCAAGATAGTCGTCTAATAGATTTTCATCTGGACGATAGTTATACACATATAGCAGTAGGTTTTCTTCTGTTCTTGGTCTTTGTAGAAGTGTAAGTTTTTTGGTTGTTGAATTCCATTTGAATTCTATAAAACTACCAAACATGCGTCCCACTAGTTCTTGGTGTTGTGCAAAAAAGTCGTAGGTAGCAAGACCACCTAGGTTTGTGCTTGCAAGTAGATAGGTGTTTGTGTAAGCTAGATTGAATGGCTCAAAAAGCGTACCGCCATCTCCTCCACCAGTTCTAGACCCAATTGATCTACGAAATAGTTTACGAACTTCCATAACTTCATTTGGCAAAGTGTATTCGTTCTGATCAATAACCGTAGGCATAAACAGATACGACTCTTCTACTGAGTTATCTGAACGCTGTCTAAATCGTGTAAGAGCTTTGGTCAGTGCAGTTTCGTAATGCACAGGATCCAGTTCAACATCTACCATGCCTCCGCCTAGCATTGCGTATACATAGTCATAGACTTCTTGCTTTTTGGTTTTAAGATCTGCCATTAAAGTTCTCCGTACAGTATTTATGTTTACGATAAATATGTATATGCCAAGACTATCACTATATAAACCAGAACGCGGCAATGATTATGAATTTCTAGACAAACAGATTCTAGAAATGTTCACTGTTGGCGGTACTGATATTCACATACACAAGTATTTGGGTCCTGAAAATCCGTCAGACGCAGATGCAACAGCAGATCAACCTCAGTATGATGCTGTAGCAGAAACAAACATTCAAGATCTGCTGTTTATGGAAAATAGAGATAGAAAATATGATCCAGATGTTTACACCCACAGGGGAATATACAATGTTCAGGACATAGACTTTGATCTAAGTCAATTTGGATTGTTCTTGAGCAATGACACACTGTTTATGACAGTGCATATTCGCAGCATTGTTAAAACACTTGGACGCAAACCTATGCCAGGTGATGTAATTGAACTGCCACACCTAAAAGATGAATATGCTCTTAATGATTATAGTGTAGCACTGAAAAGATTTTATGTTATAGAAGATATAAATCGTGCAGCAGAAGGCTTTACACAAACATGGTATCCGCACTTATATAGACTAAAACTTAAACAGATAATGGATAGCCAAGAATACAAAGAAATACTAGACTTGCCTGCAGACGAAGACAATGAGTCAGGCAACACACTGCGTGATTTGCTTAGTACCTATGAAAGAGAAATGCAGATTAACAATGCTGTAATACAACAAGCAGAAGCAGATGCAGCAAAGTCTGGATACGACACAACACATTTGTTTACAACACAACTTTCTCCGGATGGTCAAATAGAAGTTGTTACTGTTGATGCAGACAGTTTAGATGCTAGCACAGCAGAACAGTTAGCAGACCGTGTTATGCAAACTCCAGACGGACAGGGCTATTCAGGATATTTGGTAGGTGACGGTATTGCACCAAACGGTGAAGCATTTGGGCATGGTATACAATTTCCTACAACGCCTGTAGAAGGAAATTATTTTTTAAGAACAGATTTTTTTCCAAATAGACTATTTAGATACGACGGGGTTAGATGGGTGAAGATGGAAGACAACGTGCGTATGACACTTACAAACACAGACAACAGACAAACGCAGAAAGGCTCGTTTATTAACAATGACAATACAGATGTTATTGATGGCGAAACTGTGCAAGAAAGACAGAGTCTTAGCGAAGCACTTAGACCAAAGGCAGATAACTAATGGCTCAACATTTTTATGACGGTCAGATAAGAAGATATATTACTCAAATTGTAAGACTGATGAGTAATTTTTCTTACGAAGATGGCAAGGGTCAACTAACACAGGTTCCTGTAATGTACGGAGATATTACCAGGCAGGTAGGTAGTATTCTTAGAGACAATTCAGAAAACAAAATTCCTAGTGCTCCAAGGATGGCAGTATATATTACAGGCCTAGAAATGGATAGAACTAGAACTGCTGACAG